TCGTGGTGCCGAGATTTCATAGAAAGGAAGTGTCTTAAACTTTTCCTTGAAGTCAGCCACATATGTTTGAAGGGTTTTTTCATCCTTCGTCATAATGATATTCAAGGCCGCCTTAATGGCATCTCTACATGACGACGGGGTTGATGATTTAATTGCCTCGATGCCTGTCATCTTCAGCTTTGGTTCCTTATAACGGACACCTTCAACATCCCATGCATTCATGACGTAGCGCTTCTTGGCGGTCCAAATAGCCTTATCGGCAATCGTTTCACGCTTCATTCGCATTTTCTGTTGATATGCATTCAGGTAGGTTGCAAGTTCCTCGAAGCTCTTGTTAATAACTTCCTGAAGCTTTGTAGAGCAGAACTTGTCGAGCCATGTAACAATCTTTTCCTTATCAGATTGATCGTCAAAGAACTTTTCAACCAGAGTCTCGAGACAGACATAAAGCGAATCGGTATCATTGGCAACGATGTAATCAACGCCCTTTGTGCCACAGAGCTTATTCAGATAGTCATTCACATCATCAGATACCCAACGAATGGATAGCTGACCAGACAGGGTAATCGCTTCAGCATGGTTGACATCGAACCAGAAGAAGTATCGGTTACCAAGAGCACCATAAGCTGAGTTGAGGAAGATTTTCAGGGCCATCTGAAGGTTATTCAGTCGGGCAACTTCCTTCAGAAGATTGGATTCCTTGGTCTTTTCGTATTCCTTCTTAACCTCGATCATTTGTTTTTTGTATACAGATCGGCCGGCATAGAGTTTTTCCATAATTTCAGGAAGGAAGCCTTGCTTTTCACGATCATACACACAACCGTTTGCGGTATAGGCAAAATCCATCGAATGACCGTCATCATCAATACTCACATCACGCTTGAGCAATTGATCAACAGAATAGAAATTTGGAATCCGTTGAATGAATGTTTCAGGCGAAATATTATAATGCATGATTAAGTGTGGATAAAGGCTGTCAAGGTCGAATGATACAACCCAGTTATGCATTCCAACCTGAACATCCTTCACATAGCCGCCGGCGAATTCGGTAGCCATATTACTTGACCTAGACTTTTCGATAACTATGTTTCGATCCATAAGGAAGTTGTGGATGTAAACCTCCCAGATCTTCACAGAACCTAGAGTATCGGTATAGTTAACCTTGGCCATGTACGCAAGAGTAAAGACAAGTTCAATCAGCTTAAGCTTTTCCTCAAGTCGATCAATCAGTTCAACGTCCTGGATGTTATATTCCATAAACAGTTGGTGATTACGATCCCAAAGATCATTGAGATTAGTATAACCAAGATCCTTATAATCAACCTTACGCTCGTCCAGTTCGACATGAGCGATGTGATCGAGTTTATAAGTTTCCTGCTGCGAGTATGTAAACTTCTTGTAAAGAGCAAGGTAATCAAGAACCGACAAGCCGATCAGTTCGTATGATGCAATCTTTCGGCCTTTGACCTCGACCTCATACGGACGGATCATGCCCCACGGACTAAGTTGCTTTACATAGTCCTCACCGAGTACCTTCATGATACGACGGACAAGATATGGCACGTCGAAGAACTCAATGTTCCATCCGGTCAGAACATCAGGTGAATATTCAACACTATTCAGAACCGTAACAAACGACTTGAGAAGATCAACTTCGGATGCACAGTGATAATATTTTACACCAGTGCCGTCAGCATCAAACGGCTTCAGACCAAATGAGGTCTTATGGCCCGAGCGAGAAATGGTAATACCCGTAATCTCATTCGGCGTAGTCTCAATAGCAGTTGCAATATCCTCCTTACCAATCCTGGTTTCGATGTCAAGAGAGACAACTGAGACAAGAGATGGATCATACTTGATCTCACCTCTGAATGTATCATAGATATAGTTATAAAGATAGTTTGTGGAGCCTACAACATTAAAGCCGGCGGTCGAATCGTATGTCTTGGAGAAGTCCTTAGCATCATAGATTGAATCGAAATCCATTTTATCAACGGCTCGACCAAAGACAGTACGGAATTTTGTATTACCAGTCTTGGAAGGAATAAACAGATATGGGCTGTATGATACAACCTTCTTATAAGCTCTGCCGTCCTTAATACCTCGGATCAGAATTTTGTTTTTATTAACGTGAACATGTGTATAAAAGTGCATTTAATACCCCTACAAAATAAATAGACTATTGACCATATACCATTACAAGAATTAAGTAAATAAGGAGATGCATATGAAGTGGGTTAATGTTGCAAGAAGCTTAATAGGAACAAAAGAGCTTCCAGGTCCTGCTAGTAATCCTAAAATCATGGGCTGGGGCAATGCTCTTGGTGCAAAGGTTTTAGGTATTCCTTACACAGCAGATTCAATTCCTTGGTGTGGTTTATTTGCCGCATGGTGTGTTCATTCAGCCGGATTGACACCGCCTAAGATCGCTATTCGTGCAGCAGAGTGGGGCAAGTTTGGATTACCTCTTTCTCTTACCGGAACACCACCTCTTGGTGCCATTGCAGTCTTCAATCGTGAAGGCGGCGGTCATGTCGGATTTGTTGTTGGTGTACATGCTAACGGTGATCTTGACATTCTCGGTGGCAATCAAGGCGATGCAGTTAATATAAGAAGATTCTCACGTGCTCGCCTCAAGCACCTTCGCTGGCCACCAAATACACCTATGGGCCAACCAGCTCCTACGGTAAAAGGAACTAAGGCAACTACAGGCGAAGCATAACAGGAAAGGGGGCCTTGGCCCCCTTTCCGTTATAGTGCCAATGTGGCGTAGAATAAGACTCCACAGAGTGCCAATCCGCTAGCGGAGGCCAACCTGGAAATTTTACGAATCGTAGAATTACGAATTGATCTTCACCTTCCGTGGCTTCTTTTCCTCAGGGATGACAACGTCAAGAGTGATAGTAAGAACACCATCCTTGAGCTTAACGGGGCCGATCTGGATGTTTTCATTGATAGTGAAGACACGCTTGAATGAACGGAAAGCAAGACCTGCGTGCTTTATATCGATCCATTCTTCAGTATCTTCATTCTTACGCTCACCTGACTCACCTGAAACAATAAGCTTTCCATCAGCGACTTCAATATCAAGTTCATCCTTTGTGAAGCCGGCAACAGCCATTTCAATTACATACTTGTCCTTACCTTCATAGAGATTATAAGGAGGGTAATTGGCTGACTTCGGCTGATTGGCTTCCTTGAGAAGTTCATTCACAAGGTTCTCGAAGCCGATGATGGTACGGGTATTCAAAAATGGATTATCTTTAAACATAGTTTTCTCCTTTTAAAAGCGAGTGGTTGATTCTGCCTCAATGAGCGCAGTTAGTCTTCTTGTACTTCATTTTCATGAGAGTCAAGATAGATTCTTACAATCAGATGATTGAAGAGGTAGAATATAGCAATACAGAGAGCAAGTACAATACTTATGTTCGGTAATGCTATATTTAAAAACTCAAGCCGATATAAATCGACAAGAGTGTTAGCCAGAAGTGCTGTAATAAGAAGTTTCTTTAGCATGGCTTTATACTATATAATCACTATTTCGAGAATGTAAAGGGCCTGGATCAAAACTTTTTACCATTCTGGGCCATGAGATTTATCAGTGCGTTCATAAACTTGAAACCAATCCACGCCATATGCAGGACAAATGTGAATCTGCTTGGGGAGATTGTTACTATCCTTCTCTCCACCTTGGCCACAGATAAAATAGATGTTGCCAATATTCTCGGCTAGTACAGTATGGCGAACAAGTTCATATATCTTACGGAGTAGTTTCAGCTCACCCTCGTACGCTTCAGTTTCAAGATTCATTATATTCTACCACTTCATATACATCCCAAATAGATGCTGCCTGCTCTGCTTCCTCTTTCGAATCATACAGAGCAGGCACCAATTGATCGCCATCAAAACGCGTTACATGTAAGTAACCTTCATCGAATGGAATCCTAATGGCATACTTCATTAGAATCGTTTCCATACATAGATCGAATTACCTGTCTTGAATCGAACCCACAAGAAGTTTGGATCCTCAGGATCAGTTCGCTCTTCAAGGATATCGGTGATAAGAGTTGTCTGCCACCAGTCTTGAGCAGAGAACGAACGACCCGTAATTGAACCTACTCGCATGATAGCGCCAACCTTAGGTTCAGAAGCATGTTCATAAAGATGCTCGCCACCGGGTGCGGCATTGAGTGTGATAGCGAGACTCATGTTGCCGGAATCACCGGCACCATCACGTTCACGTACAAGAGAATATGGCACTATTACTTCCTTTCAATTACGAATTTGCCATCAACAACAGTTACGGTTGCTGTGGGGTGTAGAGAACTTCGGACATAGTCGCGGCCGCCATCCACCATACGATCACCCTTTGTACGATAATCATGACGATAACGTGACACAAGCACTTCACCATCTTCGCAAATGACACCCATCATAGGCTCTGAGAAAGCTGATGATGCGTCTGTGATCATCACACGACCATCAGGATCAACGAACAAACCGAAGTAGTGGCTATGGCCTGCCTCTAAATTAGGATTGGGTTGATAGAATACATCAACCGGGGTGTCATTCCAGCTACCGTTAGTCCGCTTCGTGCACCAAAAGCCCATGTACTCAGCACCTTTGATAGACTCTACCTTAAGCAGCCCAGCTTCCTTAAAGTGGTAGCCATCCTTAGGGACGTGCACATAAAGTTCAGCCATTATACCACTCCTCAGTATATCCATTGTTCAGCCAATTGCGACGAAGGACAACCATGTCATGCACGACGTTCAGGTCCTTCTTACCTTTATACTCTTTACATGAAAGAATGGCAAGCGTAAAGGCAGAGATGTCCCGTGCTGGAATATCTAGATACGTATCACCGATCTTCTTCATGTACTGAGGAAGGCGATTCCACTCTTGCATAAGCTGCTTTTCATACTCAGTCATCTCACCGGCTCCATCATTTAGCAGTTCCGGACAGTCTTCTTCACCGTACTTACAGCTACCTAGATAATCACCCATATTGCAATGA